TGGGCATGTTTGTTCCTTTCTATTCATCATCGGGACGTTTAATGTTCTGCATGTTGCCGCCCTCTCCATGTGCTGTAGAGTTGCAGGAGAAGCGCATCGTTTCCACAAACGCGACGTTAAGGGCGAAGCGGACGATACCATCAGGGCCGGGGAGCGCGGGGTCCATGTCGTCCTTCACCGTGTCGAGCGTGCGGAAGTTCTGGATTTGCTGGACGAGCGGCCGGAGGATCGGGTTCTTGCGGCCGATTGTTTCGAGAGCCGCATCGTCGAGCGTAGGTGCCTTAGTGTGACGGTTGAGCATCTTCGGTAGACAGAGGTCATCGTAGAACAGCGCCTTGCATTGCGGCGCGCTCCACGGATTGAAGTCTGTCTCTGTGACGTGGGAGAGCCATTCGCGGACACCGTGCTTCGTCTTATCGACCTCCGCGCGATACCGCTTCGCACGCTCCACGTCGTATGGAAGACCGCGCAGCATCATCGCGAGGACCGGCCCAAACTCCCGCATCTTCATTTCATACTGAGCTTGAAGATTGTATCGCTCTAAGGTCGCACGAAGGCTATCGCGGCACTCATACGTACGGACGCAATCTTCGCAGTTGTACCGCCAGTAGTCGATCTCGTCACCAATGGAGGGATCGAAGTGGCGGCCATCGTCCTTCCAGTAGCGGTAGTAAGAGCAATACATAGAGGCGATGAAGGAGAGGGAGAGGGAGGAGCCGGTCTTCGCGACTTCGCCTGTGACGGGATCGATCTTGCCGCCGATCAGGCCGGGGAACGCGACGTGTTGCATGACTTGTGTATCGTCACCAAGGCGCGGTAGGAAGCCCCACGAGCGTAGGATCACCTGTGTGTCCCAGAGAGCGTTGTGGAACGTGATGTCGTTCGTAGTGAGGACTTGACGGAGGAATTGGAGGATGTCGAACTCGTCTTCCTCCGTCCAATAATGGAGGTTAGAGAGGTCGGCCGCGATGTTCGTCTCATGGACGAAGGGAATGCAGATAGCTTCTTCGGCCGAGGCTGCAAATCCGATACAATCGACGCGGCCCCAGCCCTCAGTGTCAGCGATGAGTTGCTTGCCTCCCGCGAACGCACCATAGTCACCGAGCCACGCGCGAACGTCCGCTACCGTACGAGGTATTGTGAAGTTCCATGTCGTCTTGTGGACGTTGGGAGACGTGCTTTCGCGGACGGCGCGGCGGAGGTCTTGTACGACGATGGGCCGGTGGGTCCACTGCCGTAGAACATCGGCCGGATGGAATGTAGCGATTACTTTACCACCCGTAGCTGCCGGCCCCGCGTCCCGCGCTTCCGAGGTATCGAAGACGGATCCTCGCCACTTAGTGATACCTGTATGGCTACTGAGCGCCCACAAGGCAGTGTTACCGAGTGCGATGACCAAGGTAGGTTTGTGCCGCAAGAGTAAGTCGCGGAGGATTGACACTCCGTCTCTAATAGGCTCAGCTGGAAAGCGGCCGCTGATAAGAGGAGTGTTAGTTGCACGTGCAGCAGTGACGCCTAGGAACCACTGTTCGATGTTGTCATTGATGACCTTCCCGTTCTTCATGATGGAAGGAGGACGTTCGTGACAGACGTTCGTGAGGAAACATTGGGCGCGAAGTAGGCCGGCCTCGCGGAGCATCTTGTCGAGTTCGATACCGCTCGCCCCGACGAACGGGCGGCCTTGTTCTACTTCATTCCGACCGGGCGCTTCTCCCACAATCCAAATGCGGGAGGATGGATCGCCGTCTGTGAGGATGCGGCTCATGCCTTCTTCCTTCCCGACGCGATCCACTCCTCCGAGTTCATTCCGATAGGGAAAGTGATGTCGGGAGGGATGTGGGTGAGACAACGCCAGTTGTAGCTGCTTCGTGTCGCTTCGATGTTGAAGTACGGGAAGGGTGCTTCGCATCCTTCGACGGCGCAGCGAACAGCTTCCGGCCGCTGGTAGAGTGGGACGAAGGTGCGCCCACGATTAGCACCATACGTCGAGTGATAGTACAGCTCACGATGGATACTCTCTAGCTCGGGTAGCGCGGCTCGTACCTCGCGCGGATCGGCGACGAGGGAGTGTGAGAACTCTATGAGCCGTCGAACTGCGGCACAGAGAGCATCTTGCCCATCCACGAGGTCAGCGCTTCCTTCTGCCGTCTGCGGCGCAGGTCGCGTTGGTATTTGTTCCGTCGGTCCTTCTCCGCTCGCGACAGCGGAGGTTGCTTCGCCCTCCACCTTCGGTTCTTCTCCCGATTGCGCTTGCGTCGTTCCTCCGCCGATAGGGGTGGACGCTTCTTCTTCGCTCTGTTCGTATTTCCCCATACTCCATACTCTCCGTGGAACTTGATGGAGTAGCGGGCCGCCGCCTGTGCTACTGCGGCCCTACTACGTTGATAGCCGGTGAGACAGAGGGCGGCCGACGCGCGAGACATGCTCATACCGTCCTGAGCATAGGAACGGAGTAGAGTAAGCTCGCGCGCCGTCCACCATCGTCGGCCGTTAGTCGTCTTTGCCGTCACGTGCTTCTTGGGCGCGTATCTGCCCGGTGCAGCCAGCGTAGCCGGCCGCGTCCACGTAGTCGTCCGGGTTGTACGAGCCACTGTGACGGCGGGCGATCTTGAAGGCTTCCATGAAGTCGCCTACGTCGCCTGCGTCAAGGACTTGGGGAGGTTCGTGTACGTTCCCTCCATTCTTTCGCCACTTGATCTCTAGCAGCGCGTTCCAGATCGAGGCGATGTTCTTGAAGTTAATGAGCTTGTCACCGTGCGCCGCCTCTCGGGGGCCGGAGACGAGTTCGGCCGCGAGTTCACAGAAGTCTGCCGCCGAGACGAGAGCGCGGTCCTTAGGAGTTACTGCGCCCTCCCCATTAGCGACGCTATATTCCTCGACGCGTGTGTCAACGATGCGAGTACGTGGAGGGTAATTGTATTCCTCCACATGTTCCACCGCTTCGTCGTAGGTGGCGAAGTGTCGGGGAGCGAAGGCGGAACTACGGCCGCCGGGAGGATCGACAAGCCAACGTAGCTTCTCCTCCTCGTACTTGCGTCGGCCGGCCATCACCGCGCCGCCTTGCTGATGTTGACGACACGAGTTACCTCGGCCATGAGGTCATCCATGCCTTCGATCTTCCGGTGTTCGACCTTCACATAGCCGGGCTGGAACTTCAACATGTTGAGGGAAAAGTTCTTCTGGCTGTTGAGGCCGGTCGCGTCGATGAGACGCTTGAGCCGCATGTTCTTGTTCGTCCCCCAATCGATTTGATTGTTGGCGTCGAGGTCAAGCATGATCCCCTGTCGGACGAACACTTTGTCCATGTTCATCTTCTGCTTGAGGTTCTCGTCCTGTATCTCCCATTGCAGTTCGATGGAAGCCCACGGCTGTCCCGCGCGGTCGCCCTTCTCGATGAGACCGCTCCGAACGGTGATCTTGTCCGTGGTCTGCGCCATGTACTCGCCCTCGTCCGGCAGGACGTAGGACGTATCGACGTTCCCCTTGTGCTGGCTTTCGAGGAACTGGTTCGGATCGAAGACGGTGTTTTGTGACTTCACTTTGATGTTTCCTTCTGTTTAGAGGTTGCACAAGGTTGTGCGGGTGGACGACGCTCTCGCGTCGAATGGGGTGAGGGAGCGGAGCTTCAAGCTGTGGAGGAGCGGGGGAGGCTAACTCCACGGCCGCGCTCGACGCTCCCTCGTCTGCCGCATCCTGAGCCGGTGCCTCTCAGGAGTGCGGCAGATCGGTATAGGCTTTGAGAGCGTTCGCGAAGCTCGCTTCGGTCGCGCTACCGAGGTCGGTGTTCCAGTACTTCTTGTAGTATTCCCATAGCGTTTGGAAGGATGTGGTGAGAGGGAGACCTTGTGGGACGCGGTAGTAGTACAGGCGGGCCATGACGGTAGCGAAGCGTAGGTTCCATTTCACTTCGTCTACCGCAGGAACGGAGACGCCGACGCGTGAGGCGATGAGGAGTTTGGCGAAGCGATTGTCCTTCGCCGGGATGATATAGTCCTTCATGAGACTGTCGAGCGAGGCCGGCTCGAACTGGTAGATGGAGACGGCATCGCCAGCGCCGCCTTGATGCAGCCAGCGGCCGATTGCTGTCTCCTGCGCGGCCGTCGCAACGATCAGGTCTTCGATGAATTTAGGTGCAGGAACGGCCGCCAGCTCCGCGCATAGCGCACAGGAGGGAGCGACGACGTATTCACGGAAGTCGTGGACGTTGATAGTCATTTTGCGTTCCATCCTTTCGAGGTAAGATGCCTGCCACGTGCCGAAGGAGCCGTGCCAGCTAAGCACCGCAGGCTGTCGGTGTTGTTAGGGACACCGCCGACTGGTCCCATTCTTTTATTCCTTCATTCCTAGTTGCTTTTCGAGCCGCGCACAGCGGGCACGAAGATGGAGAAGTTCACGATCGAAGCGTTGTTGGAGCCGGATAAGGATCATCGAAACGACGACTTGCGGAGGCTCTTTGCGGACTGCCGCGAGGGGAATGTCGCAGGCGCGGCAGAGCGGCCCCCACAAGTCCGCGTAGTCCCGGCGGAAGGTAGCGAGCGCGGCTTCTTCCTCCGACGCGTTGTAGAGGTTGTGATCGATGGTAGAGCGCGGCTTCACGTCTGTAGAGAAAGGACAGAAGCGGCTATCTTCACCAGTGCGGCAAGTGCAGCCGTTAGGACGATTGCAGTTGCGATTAGTCACTACTTGTTTCCTCCCTGTGAGCGGGCGCGGATTACATCTTGTATCGCATTAAGTGCATTACACCAGTCAAGAGACCTTCCGTACTTGTCGCGAATAACAAAGATAGCTCTAAGTATTTCCTTACGCTCCCGTTCCACGGCCTGGGTGATGGCGGCCGTGTATTTCCGAGTAAGCCCTTCCCAATCTACGAGATTGTGCGGCCCCTTCCCGGTAACGTCGCCGCGGTGCGCAGCCATGACGGAGCGCGCTACCGCCTCCGCATCGGGTGACACCTGAGAGGTAGTCGGTGTGAGCGGCAAGATACGTCGGTTCCATGCTGCGGCTGCATCTTCATAGCACTCGAACAGGCCGATCTCAGCCTCGCAGGTCGAGCAGGTGATCGCGTGCCCGGTCAGCGACTTAAACTCGGCGCGGTACGCTGGACGCCACCTTTGGCTGTCGTACTCAGCCGCGCTGCCGCAGAACGGACACGGTAACAGTTCTTCCCGCTCAGCCATTACCCTCTCCTTCCTTATGTGGGTCGGAACTGTTTCCAGAGTTGAGCCGGCGGTGCGGCCACATACTCATTACTCCCGGAATTGTGCAAAACCGCCGCAGCGTGATTTTCACGGCAAGGATCAACATACGAAATGATGCCAAGGCACACAAAAGCGCGATTGTCGGTGTTTCGCACCCACACACCACCTGGACTAAATTTGGGGTGGTCAGCCATTACTCTCTCCTTCCGTATTCAGCAGACCGGAATATGACCCGCTTTCCTGATTTTCTCGCGTAGCCGGTTAGCTTCCATCTCGTATATCGCATCTTCCCGATCCATGCGTTTTTGCTGTTCGATCTGTTCAGCTTGCCGACGCAATTTTTGCAGGTATTCAGGCTCCGCTATTTGATTAGCGATGTCCTTGTGTCGGCGGTCTTTTTCGCGACGCGTCATCATGATGATGTGTCTCCTTCCGTACTGGTGCCGGTGTGGCCGGGAGGGGTGGGTAGTGGGCGCGCCAAGCTATCGGAGAAGTTGGCACTCCTTCGCCGTTGGAGCGCCACTCCATACCTTCATCGCCCAAAGCTTGATAAGCAATCCACTGATCCCCGTAGGCATCTACAACCAGAACCGGGTCGGTTCCGCGAGCCGTCCCAATAGGCCGCCACTCTAGCTGCGCCCGCAGAGCGGTGATCTCTGCATCTGCTCGTTCAAGACGACCATGATACGTCAAAGCCAATTCCGCGCCCGCTTCGAGTTCGGCGATCTCTGCATCCCGCTCGGCTACACGGCTAGCGGCGAGCGCATCAATATCAAGAGCGCATTCCCGCGAGCTTTTTCTCGGGTTTGCCATCGTCGCCCGAATGTGAGCGGCGAGTGCCATCGCCTCTACTGTCGGCTCACGCTCGCTCATTGAAGACCTCCCGGAAGTCGGCTGGTATGCGGCTAGAGAGCGGCAACCGACGACGCTTCTGTACCTCCGTCCCGGTCGGCTCGGTGGACCATAGGTAGGTGCCATCGGCTACATAGGACGTGATGACCTCATCGGGCTTCTTCACGATCTTCGGTGCGAGCTTCTGGCCGATAGTGTGGATGGTTAGCGTGGACATGCCGGTGAGCGGCGATTGCTCCCGGTCGATATGGGCGAGGAGGATCGCACTGCACTTGGTCGATGACCAAAACTTATCAAGGAAGCTCTCTATGAACTCCATGATGGTACCGATCTCTGGCAGTGAGCGGATAGGCTTGCCGCCTACGAGGTTCTGGATCGCGGCGCGCGTGAGGCCGGTCAAGGCGTCGATCCCTATCGCCATCTTGTCGGTCCATCCGTCGATATGACCGAAGCTCTCTCCACAGTGATCGCACACATAGTCAGCACACGTCGAGTATAGCTCGACGAACTGCCGGTAACGGTTCTTCTGTGGATCGGTCGTTTCGAGGAGTGTTTTGAGAGGTAGGCGGTTGGCTAGTTCTACGTATTGAGCGAGTGTCTCCCAAGGAACGTCAACGGCGGGAATGAACTTCTGATGGATTACGTGAGAGTGCGCGTTGGGAGCGCCACATAAGTTCCGGCCGAGGGTGGCCTCGCCACCGGGTTCCATTGATATGACGCCGACACGTTCGAGGCCGACTCCTTCGTGTTCCTTCCCGCGCTCGTCAATGTAGGTAGGGAGGAGCGTGATGAGGGAGCGGGTTTTGCCCGTTCCGATGTCGCCTTGGATTATGACGTTGGACTTCATCGGGCCGCCCCTATACCGCTAGAGAGGAGAGCGTGTATCATCGCATAGTGGGCGGGATCGAGTTCCCGGCGGCCCTCCTTGAGAAGCACGAGGAGATTGTGAGCCGCGACTAGGATCGCTTGCTGCATGTCGTCGATGCCCATGATCTCGCGCTCGTAGCGATAGAGTTCCTCGCCGAGCCGTATGGTCTCATCGTGCTTCTTGTAGTGTTCCTCCGCTTCCCGCTCACTCACGCCAAGAGCGCGAAGGATGTTTAGTGCCTGTTCCTTCGGCATACGTTTGTGCTGTGACATCGTGTTATGCTCCTTGCCGCGTGAGTGGGTTCCACCGCTCTACGATGAAGTCATCGAGCCATGCTTCTGGCCGTTCGGCCGAACATAGATCGAGGTAGGCACAGCCATTGAAGTCGCTGCAAGCGTGGTCGAGATTGCGGCCGAAGGGATGCGGCTCTTGATGTTGATGGAGAGCAGATGCAACCTCACACGCGCGGAACTGCTCACTCATCCGTTTCGTGTCTTCACACAGTTGGGCAAGCCAACGCTCGACCTTGTGCGGTGGGCAGGGGACGGACGCTTCATCGAACGTGACGCTCGATTTGAGGATACAAGTTCCTCGGATGATGAAGCCGTCCAGGTGCAGCCCATACTCACGCGCGCCCCACACGTAGCCGGTGAATTGGGAGCGGAGCTTCCATTGGTTCCGCCAATGCTGGCCGAGGGAAGATGTCGTCTTGTCGTCAAGTCCGTGGAGGGAGGAGCCGAGCGCGCCGATCATGTCGAACCGGCCGCAGTAGACGAGCGGCTCATCCGTGGTCGGATGGCGACTACCAGGAATGGGGAGGGCGAAGCTAAACTCGACGGCCGGCTTTCCTTCATGTATGTAGATGGTGAGAGGGTCTTCGTCTAGCGGCCACTGTCGGTAGTATTCTTGGACGGCGATCAGGCCGGCCGCGAGGGACTTGTTGAGCATCGTTTGGTTCGCGTATTCGGGCATCTCGAAGTCGCCCCAATAGTCGATGAACCGCTCACAGCCGGCCTTGACGGCATCTTCAAGATCGTAGTGTTCGAGCCATTCGAGCCGCACTGTCTCTTGGGCGGCCGCGAACGCTCCTCCGAAGTGAAGATGGACGTTCGGGCCGCCCCTGGTCAGTCCTTGACAATGGCGGCGGAAGAAGCGATGAGGACACGCCTTCCAATCACTGTACATCGTATTGTCGATCACACGAGGGAACAGCGGCGTGCTTGTTTCGTCTGACATGGTGATCCCCGCTCTGAGTTAGAAGTGTGTTGGGAAGGTGCTACTGTGATGCTTTCGTTCCTGGAAAGAGTGTGTCGAGAGAGATAGAGGGGAGCGCGGCTCCCTTCTCCGCTTTGCGCTTCACGCGCGAGGCGGCAGCTTGTGCGCGGGCCGCGTTCTCGCGATCCCCACGCAGGGAGTGCATCAACTGTCTATACTCGTCCATCGTGACAGTCTCACGGTTGAGGACGCGTAGCCGGACCTCTTGCAGCTTCAACTGCGCGTCGATGGATAGTTCGCTCATCGTGTCTCCTTGGAGAGAGGGCAGGGAGGTACAGACGATGTACCTCCCCTACTCTCCGCTTAGGGCTTCGGGTCCGCGCCGGCCGGCACTCCGGGATTGATCGTTCCCGGTGCGGTAACGGTGCCACTCTGATCGAGCGTCCCACTGTGATCCGCGACACGTTCGGCCGCCACTTCGCCCACGTCCGTCTTCACAACGGTGTTCGCCTCGCTCGTGCGGGGCGTGCCGCGGTTCTCGACGCTCACAGCGCCGACGTTCGTTGCTTGCGTGTGAGTAGCGGAGATTTCGGAAGCGACGTTGTGAAGCTCCTCCGCCATCCCGCGCACCGTAGCGTCCGCGTGCGGCGCGAGCCGCTCCGCGACCGCGACGACGCGATCCACCCATGACGCCATCTTGTCGGTTAGTGAAGCGTAGTCCATACGATACTCCTACAGGTGGATAGATGTAGCCGGCGCTACTGCGCAGCTACCTTTTGCGCCTCCACCCATTCGCGCAAAGCTCGTTCTATGGTGCGGCCCCACGTACCGTATCGCGGCGCGCCGGTGCGCGGGTCACAGAGTAGGATGCGGAGTTCCATGTTGAGGCTCTCCGGGATACGGATGCAGACGGGGACGGTAGGTTCGCGGCGGCGGTTCACGACGATGCGCGCCTCTTACGTTCGATGAACGGATTGCGCGCTCCCGTCATATGTGGCGGGAACTCGTACATCTCCCCACTGGCGCGCTCCGGGTTAGCCGTGTACTCCCATGCCGCACCATGTTCGCTCCCTCGTATCCATGCGCCAGTGCGGCGGGGACGCGGGGAGCCGTCGTTCCATCTAGTGTCGCGCATGTCAGAAGCATCCTTCGCAGTAAGGGACGCTGATCGTGAACTCCTTCACGTCGCGCGGGAGGCCGAGCATTTGTGGAGTGAGGGTTTCGCGTCGGCAGTGCGTGGAGTTCTGGAGGCCAGCTCGGTCGTAGCGGACGAGGACGTTAGCTCCCGGCATACGATGGACGGAGCCGCAGGATTGACAGGTTGCGACTGTGACGCAGAGGACGAGGGCGAGGGGTTGATCGAGGAGGGGGGGCCGCACCCCGTTGGGGTTGAGGGACGAGGCGCTTTCGAGGGCGCTTAGGGACGCGTGCGCGAGGCGCTGAGGGGCCGGACGGCGAGGGGCCGGGGCAGCCCTAGCCAAGAGAGTGTCGAGCGCTATGCGCGGCTTTTGCTGATTGGCTAGGACGGTCATCGGGCGGCCCCTTGAATGCGATTGGCCTCGCCCCTGTAAACGGAGGCGAGGCCAAATGATTGCATGTCCGGCCGGTCAATTCAACACAATTGATATGTGTTAAACATGACCTTCTCGGAAGGATCAGCGGTTTGCCGTCTTCGTGTCTCGGAAACGATCAGGGTCTGCGGCTGCAATGCCTAGCGCGCTAATCAGAGCGACTTGCACCTTCGCCGCTCCGTGGCGGTCGATTAGGCTTAGGACGGTGCGGCAAGGGTAGCTAGAGGGCGAAGTTGGTTGCATCGTGACGGGAGAGTAGTTGAGCAGGTCGCGGAAAGCGGGAGGGAGATCGTCAAAGCCAGCCATTGAAGCAACGGCTTTAGGATCGGGCGATAGAGACATGGTGTATGGTCCCCCATATAAAGAGACGGCCCGCGCGAGGGCGAGCCGTCAAGGTTTGCAAGAGCCGGTAGAAGGTTAGTTGGCGGCGGCGGAGACGTGCCGCGAATGCTGCTTGAACAGGTCAAGGCCGCCAGTCGTCGCACCGTCCTTCTTCGCCACCTTCGCACGTTCGGCCGCGAGCCGAGCGAGGATCGGGGCAATCTGCGGATCACGCTCCATCGCTTTGAGAACGGCCTTCGTGAACACGCGCTTCGTGCGACCGCGCGCGTCCTTGATGGGTTGACCATGCTCGTCCAAGGCAACGCGCTCCTCGATGTCGTTTTGGACGACATGGACAGGCATTCCGGTTGCTTCCGCGATGGCGAGAACGATGTCGTCCGGTTCGCCGGTCGAGACGTTGCGGCCGGGCGTCCATGTGCCATCGGAGACGGTATCGTGAAGCTTTTGGATCAGCGCCAGCACGTTATCGGGGGACTGATCGTCCACGCGGTTGTAGATGTTGCTGGCGATTTGAGCGAAACCGTAGACCGCCATCTTGTGAAGCATGTCTTCCGGCCACGCCTTCACGGTCGGATGGAACACGTGAGCGATACCCTGCTCCCCGTCTTCGTCGGGTGGGCCGAAGATGCTGATCTTGTGCTCGTCCACGTTGGTTGTAGCGACGCGCTTGCGGGTCTTCGTGTCAGCCATCGTAGTTCCTTTCAGGTTAGCCGCGAGGCGCGGCGGGAGTGTTTGTAACGTGCTGCGGTTTGGATTGTCAACAGTCGTCTTCGGAGGTAGTTCCGGCAGGCGGCCCGTATTGAACTAGGCCGCCTTCCATCGCCTCGACTAGCGCGTTGACGCCGATACGGACGAACCATAGCGGCGCGTCATCCGTGCCAGTGAGGCGCACGCCAACTGTGGAGCGTTGGCACGCGCGAGCTAAGTCTTGAAGGTACTCGTCCCCAGGATCGTCGGCGATGGCGCGGCGGATCGCGAGGCGGTAGCGGTTCAGGTCGCGAGCGAGCGTGCGCGCGACGGAGCGATCTAGGGGGCCGATGTGCGCTTCGCCCTCCTCTCCGATCCGCAAGAAGAAACCGGCATATTCGGAGGGGAAGTCGCGATAGGTGCGAGCTTCATTGCGGGGCATTAGCGTAAGTACTCCGCTAGAGAAGCGCCGGTCATGACGCCAAGGGAGAAGGCGGCTGCCAGTGTGACGAGTAGCAGGCCGAATGCGTTCCGCCAGCGGGCGCGGATGCGCCGTGTCTCGATTAGATGTAGATCATGGCTATGCATTGTCTTCGCTCCGTAGCTGGTCGTATGTGGCCTGTAGGCGCGCTGTAAGCTGCTCTAGGTCGGCTAAGCGTGTTGCGAATTCGCTAGGACGCGCGCCTGCGGGGGAGCGCTGGCGGCGCTTGAACTCGATTAGAGCGAGTGTCAAGACCGCAGCTTCGCGCCGGTTGAGTGGGACGCAAGCGGTCTTCATCGTGGGAGTTCCGGGCCGCAGTCAGCCGCCTCTAAGAAGCGGTCGGTCTTGAACGCGGGATTAGTCTTGCGAAGCGCGGAGGCGAGCGCGGCCTTCTGTGCGTCCGTGAGGTTGTCGCGCGCCCAATGGGCAAGCCACTCGTAATGACGACGCGTAAACATTGTCTGTTCTCCTTTTACAGACGGTTGACACAATCGAGGCCGCGCGCACGGCACGGCCTCTCAGTGTCACTCGCCGTTAGTCGCGCGGTTCGGGGGGAGCGATGGCGATCATGTTCATCGCCGCGTCTTCGCGATCATTGAAGTCGTTGCGGCGATAGACTTCATCCATCAACCGGCCGAGTGAGGCGGCCTTGACTTCCGTTCCCCAACCGCTTTCGCATTGAAGCATTAACTTGCCCCCCTCCTGTTGACTGTAAGTCACGCGCAGAGTGAGCGCGCTTGACTTGTATTGCGGCCAAGCGGCCCGCTGGTGGAGAGCGATAAGCTCATCCGTGAACGCCTTAAAGACATCGGTGATGGCGTTCTCGATAGCTGGCATGACGGTTTCCTTTCCGAGTGAGAGAAGACGGCGCGACGACACAATATCGCCGCGCCGGTAGGAACTACGCCGTGAGGCGTAGCAGGTCGCCAGCTTGCCGTTCGAGCTTAACGCGTGCATCGACGTGGACAAGCTGGCGGGCGAACGCTGTTGCACCTGTGACGGCATCGAACAGCGTTTCGATGGGGCGGCCTTCATCGACCATATGCGAGGCTTGGATCGAAGCAGCCATCCCGGTTCCGAAGCGAGACGATAGGAACTTCTCGACATCGCCTTTGATCTTCGCCTGTTGGGCAAGGCGGATCGTTTCGGCCACGGGGGCGGCCGGCGCTTCCGCATAGGCGCGAAGGATCGGTTCGACTTCTTCTAGCCAACGGTGCGGCGCGGAGGCAGTGTGACGTACCTTAATCTCGCGGAAGTCCTGTGCGCCCCAGATGATCCTGTTGCAGCATACGTAATCAAACAGGAACATCCCAAGGGTGAGTGTCTGTGCGCCGACTTCCGAGTTCCCCACGTAGAAGCCGCGTGCGAGTGAGCCTGTGGAACCGGCGCGACGGTTCGGCACGTCAATACGGTTCTCCTCGTCCGCAAGGAAAACCCACATATCGCGGTCGGAAGCGTAAAGCGTCGTGTTGTCTTTAGTCACAGCGACAGCCTTCCCAAACTCTCCAGGGACGCGGAACTTGCCACTGCGCCCGTCGCCGTAATGGTTGACGAGCGCTTCGGCGATGTCAGCGTTCCATACGGGTCCGTAGTTCGGCCCGTTGACTGCGCCCAAGAACGTTGACGTGCTGCCGTCCGTGTTCTCACGACGGCGGAGAAGGACGGAAACATCCTCCACCTTGCGGTGATGGTGCAGCCCCCAATTGAGACAGTCAGCGGCGAGGCCGCCCGGCATCTCGCTCTCGCGAATGTACCCGGCGGGAACGCCTGCGAGGCCGGCAAGCTGCGTGAACGCCCAATGAGTGAACTGCGCGGGATGGCCATTCGGCCCGGTAATGGCGATGTCCTGCGCGTCGGTGACGGACGGCACGACAGTGAGGCCACGGTTCGGCATGACGCGACGGCGCGAGTTTTGCCGTTCGTACCGCACGAACGCGGCAAGATCGTACAGCGACGTGAAGCGCTCATCGCTGGGACGCGACGCCCATTGACGGTTTGCTTGCATGAGTTCCATCGTGACTTACTCCTCTATGCGGTAGTTGAGCCGGCGCGAGGCGGCCGGCAGGGACCATTATACAGATGGCGCGCGCTGTGTAAAGCGGGATGGCGCGATGCGCCGGTAAGGCTCGGAAAGCCTGTAAGGCTCAGAGAGCGCTATACTGGACGTAAGGGGTTCTGCGCGACTAAATATGGTAGTTATATATATATAGATACACTACTAATAGACGCACTTTCTCCCATTCGTCCGGTATGGCGCTATCAGAGCCTTCCGCGCTCTCCGCGCTCTATATATAGAGTGTGCTCTAGCGCCTTCTCCCCAATGATTACATCTCGCCGCGCCCTCCGTGACATCGACGCTAGCGTCCCTGTGAGGCTCGCAGACGAGCGAAGCTGCGAACCATCCTACCCTACCTCCCTACTTTCATCGCATCAGACGAGCCTCGCAGCCGCACTACCGTCGATGTGACGTTGCTTAACATTGCGAGCGATTAGAGCAATCGCAATGAGTGTAACAATACATGCGCGCGTCGCAACGTTTAGAGTGCGACTAAGAGTCACTCGCATTGCGACTGCGACTTACTCGCATATATGTATGGACGGGGCGGCCGGGGTGGCCTGGACCCCCTACGGGGTACTTATATATTGTACTTCCCTTTTCACAACTCCACCTAGTTTCAAGCACTTTCAATCATTCGGCCGCCTGCCGGACCCTTTCACCCTCCGCGAACGTTGACAGAACAGCCGCCAACTGCTATAGCTGTATCACTATGCCGCCCATGCTCACTCTCGCCGAACTACTCCTAACGTCCGATCTCGGTCGGGCCAACCCAGAGCGCGTCCGTGAGCTACTAGACCGAGCGGCCGATCCACTCATGGAAGAACGTGACGCGCCAGTAGAGAAGGACGAGGAGACGGACCTTGCCGCCGCTTAGGTTGACAGATTTGTTCCCTGCGGCCGAGGCGCAAAGAGTGACGAGCCCAGGGTCCGGCTTCGCGGTAGATAAGACGCATCGTAATGAGGGGCGCGGGCCCGCTGCTACCGAAGAACACATACCTACGCGGTGGCGCGTTATCCTCTCCTACGAGATGCAGGGTTTCACTAAGAAGAAGATCGCAGAACAACTAGGTATGACTGAAAGCGCCGTTGCGCAGATCACTCGCGATCATCGGTACATCAAGTACCGCAACGACTACCTCGCCATGCTCGACGAGGAGTTCTTCAACCTCAAGCCACTCGCCATCGACGCTCTCAAGACCGGCCTGCAATCGAACGATGAGAACGTCGCACTACGCGCGTCCGATCAGTGGTTCACTGCGGCCTCCTACGGTGGCTACAACAAGAAGGATACCGGCCCGCAGGGGGTGACTGCGGAGGATGTCGCGAAGCAGCTCATGCTCGGCATCCAAGTGAACGTCAATGTCAACGACAAGTCCGAATAATGCAGGATACCGGGGAAGTGGCTCCCGTCGAACTCCCACACAGCCACGGTGTAGAAGTTCGTCTTGCTATCGTAGAGACGAAGCAAAACGTCACGAACGAGGACTTGAAACTCATACGCACTTCGCTTCATCAAACCAACAACACACTTCAACAGACGCTCATCCTCGAACAACGGTGCGTTGATGATCTCAAGACAATCAAAGGGCAGACAGAGCGCCTCCCCGACATGCTTGCGGCCGTGACGAAGTTCCACGAGATGCAGCCGAACATCGAAGCGCTCATAGCCGCCCGCTACCAACGTGAGGGAGGCCGTGCATCATGGGCCGCCATTGGCGCGATCACCGTCGCCACTATGTCCCTCGTCACGAACATCGCACTCGTCTTCGTCGCGTGGTTCCACGGCCACTAGGAGTATCAACGATGTCTCTGATCCTCATCATCCTTCTCGTCCTTCTTCTGTTCGGTGGGGGGTTTGGGTACTACAGTGGGGGCTTCGGCTACGGGACGCCTGTGTACGGCGGGGTCGGCCTCATCCTCCTCATCATTATCATATTCCTCATCTTCGGACGGTGACGATGCTCCCCGCGAAGGCAGCAGCAGGCGGCGGTGGTATCACCGTCGGATCGGCTCTTGCCATCCTCATCATCGCTCTGTGGTGGAAGGACGCTTCGCCCGAAGTAGCTGTCGCCCTCACCACCGTCCTAAACGCCGTACTCGCCATCCCGGCGGTGTACTTCACTCCACATGGAGGTAACAATGCGTCGCCGTGATTTGCTTCTCGTCGGATGCTCTACCGTCGCTCTCGCCGCCTGCGCGTCGGCTCCCAGCCCGGTCGCTACGGGAGTATCGTCGGCATTGAGCCTCGCTCAATCAGTACTCACGGGCCTCACCGACCTCATTCAGAACACTCCAAACCTCTCCTCCATTGTCGGCGCGGCTACGATGGCGAAGCTCTCGCAATGGCTCGTCACTCTACAAAGTGCGGTCGCGGCCCTCAGTGCCGCACCGACGACATCGACTGGGCTACCGAGCGTCAGTACGATCCTCAGTGTCGCGACGAACATCCTCGGCGCGCTCGGTATCGCACTCCCGCCGCCGTTCGATCTCATCGTCCCGGCCGTCTCGACGCTCCTACCGACGCTCGGCAACATCTTCGGCATCACGCTCTCCCGCCGGCTGCCGGGTGCGGCCACGATGAGCGTCCAGCAGGCGCAAGCGATCATCGCCGAAGTTCACGCGCGGGTCGCCCACTAACTTCTACTCCACCCCACGTCCGTTGTAGGAACACATGCCGCATATCCTCATTGTCAACGCCTGTGACATCGTACCAGATGAGCGCGTGGCTCAGATGGTCCCACTCGTTCAGCAGTTCGACCGCGAGGTATTCGCGCCCGCGCTCTCCCTGGACGAAGCGACGTATGACTTCGTACCGCGCGGCCAAATCCCCACTCCTACAACGGACGTGTGGCCGATCTTCATCAACAATCATTCGACCGATCCCGGTGCACTCGGCTGGCACGACGACGCGGCCGACCTCATCTTCTCGCGGGTCTTCGCTGGCGACTGCCAGAAGTACGGGATCGACTGGATGGTGGACTGCACACATGAAGCATGGGAGATGCGCGGCGATCCTGCCATCAACAAGACTGTGCATCTACCGGACGGCGATCTCGCTGCTTATGAACTATGTGATCCCGTCGAAGATGACCTCTACGCCATCCCATTCAACGGCATCCGTGTGAGCGACTTCGTGTTGCCCGCGTACTGGCAGGCCGCAGCGCCCGGCGCTCGATACGACTACGGCGGCCATCTTGGCGGCCCCTGCCCTACCCTCGCGAGTGGCGGCTACCAGTCGCTCTATCGCGACGGCCAGTGGACGCAAGTCACTGCCCGCAAACTCGACGGTACGTTCTCCTACCGCTCACAGCGGCGCGGCCGAGTGTATAAACGCTCCACCCTGCGGAGATAGCCATCATGTCCCACGTCGCCACTGCTATTATAGCAGTCAGTCTCACTACCATCGCCCTACTTCTCGGTGGGGCGAATTGGCCTTCCACTAGCGGTACGACAGCCCGCGGTATCGTCCTTGAGGACGGTGCTGGTAACGTGCTCGGTACGGCCGCCAACCCCCTGCGCTGCCAATGAAGCTCCGTCACGTCGCCGTCGCCCTCTCCCTGACCGCTAGCGCTCTCGCTCTAGCGGCCGCCAACTGGCCGTCATCGAGCGGTACTACCGCTCCCGGCTTCGTCATCGAGGACGGAGCTGGCAACAAGCTCGGCGCGGCCGGCTCTCCCCTCACAACGACAAGCGGGGCGATCTTCGGTATCGGTAGCGATGGTACTGTCACTATAAACAGCGGCACGGCTACCGTTAACCGTGAGATGAACTACGCTAATCTCACGATCAACGGTACAGGACATCTAAACGCACAGAACGGTTTCTGGATACGGGTACAGAACACTCTAGATCTCACTTCATGTCCGGCCGGAGGCATCTTCCCGCAGATCGAGACTGCGATCTACAACCCTACGAACGCTGCCGCCTCCGGAGCTACGGGCGGCACATCAACAGGTATATTCGCCGATCGTACAGACGTTCCCTACTCAGAGGGAGGTACGAGCGGCAAGACAGGAACAACGGGCGTAGGTACAGCAGGCGCACAGGGGCAAGCCGCACAACAATGGATGCTTGGCGGCCGTGGTGGTGCGGCAGGTGCCGGCGGTGCTTCTGCTACTCCTAATGCGGGTGGCGCGGCCGCAGCGCAGCGTGGAACGGCCGGCTTCGGAGTGAACCTCAGCTTACTCGCTCTCAATCCTGTGTTCACTTACTACCTCAATGGTACGCCTGCCACGATCTCTATATCTACAGGCGGCGCAGTAGGCGGCGCAGGTGGGGGTGATGGTACTAATGCTGGCGGGGGTAGCGGTGCTAGTGGAACCGCTGGCGGGCCGCTACGCATCGCGGCAGGCACTATCAATCGAGGAGCTTCGACGGCCGCAAGCTGTATCGCCGCCTTAGGAGAGAATGCAGGTGCAAGTGCCGCTGGCGTTGCAGGTACGGCTGGCGGCGGTGGAGGTAGCGGCGGTGGAGCCGGTGGTTGGTTACATCTCGTTGTAGGTTCCCTCATCGGTACGACAGCAACCAACGCGCTCGACGTAAGTGGCGGCGCTGGTGCAGCAGGTGGCAACGGATCGACTACGGGTGTCGGTGGGGATGGCGGCCAAGGCGGCAACTGTGGCGCAATCGACATTATCAATCTAGCGGCCAACTCCTACACGCATCCCGTTGTCGGTGATAGTGCTGGGGGTGCGGGCGGCGCGCACTCTGGCGCTACAGGCGGTACTGCGGGCGCTGCGTGTAACGGAAAGGCGAACTTATGAAGCTCGCGATCCTTCTACTCCTCCTCGCGGGGCCGGCTCTCGCGCAGGAAGCTCCGCCGCAACCTCCCTCTCCGGGGCGCGATCTCTCCGACAAGTTCAATCGACACGTCATCGAGTGGAGCGATTGCTCCTACACTCTGTACGACGACCGTGATCCTTCCGCGCCGGTCGGTATGTCTCTCTCCTTCCCAGACAAGAAGTGCGATGAAGTTCGTGCTCTCTCTGTCTTCAACGCGCACGCCCCCGCCACTCCTAAGTGAGTTTTCAACATGGTCGCATCGATCACACGTATCGTCCCGATCACTCGCAATCAGGGTGTGCAAGTTCCCGGCCTCGTCCAGTTCGCCAACTGGATCGACAGCCTCATCCTTGCGGCAGGCGTGGCACAGACCTACGCACTACCAGTCGACGCCAACGGCAACGTCGGTACGATCCTCCGGCTCAGTAGCAACGGGGGGCCGCTCTACATAAACTTCGCCGGTACGGCTATCGTCCCCATCGCCAACACCACCAATGGAGCGTCGAGCGGTATCCTTCGTACCGACCTCGGCCCCGTCCTAATCGCTGTGCCGGACGGTAAGCCGAACCCATCCATCATCTGTCCGTCGAATGCTATCGTCACAATCGAAGCGTGGCGATGATGTTGCGGAAGCTCTTACTGGCGGCCGCTTCCTCCATCGCTCTAGCGAGTGCGGCGAGCGCGGCCTATGATCCACAAGCCCTCCATGTCGTCGGCAACAATGCTGAACTTCTCACCGTACCGACGACAGCCTTCAAGGCCGTCATCCGTCAAGGCTTCACGACGAAAGGTGATGTAGAACCTCTCCTCTACACTCCGTCCAGCTCCCCCTGTTCCCTCAACGGCGGTTCGGGAGACAACGGATCACAGGTACGTAGCGGTGACGGCAAGTGCTGGCTCGCACAGTTTCCTGCTACTGGTATTGATCCACGACAATTCGGTGCTGATCCGACTGGTACGAACGACAACACGACGATCTTCTCGGCCGTCGATGCCGCCGCCAATGGCGCGCTCGTCATCGTGCCGAAGGGGACATATAAGCTCAACTCCAATCCGACGCTCGGCGGTCTCTCCGCGTGGCTGTTATCTCCCGGCGCAGTGATCTCAGGCGTCGGTACTATCATAGCCGCCCACGCTACCACCTACGTCGCAGGAGGCGGTCTCTCACTCGGTGTAGCATTGCCGCTCGGTAGCGGGGGTACGGGAGCTACGACCGCAGCCGCAGCCATTGCATCCCTCGGCGGCCCGTTCTGGACTTCGTTGACGTTCCCATCGAACCATCCATCGTCGGTCGGCCAGCACTTCGCGAGCAACACTGGCATTGACATTACGTGGGGCGCAAGCCCCACTACCTACGCGCAGTGGGCGCTACAATCCACGCATTCGGATGGCACTGGCACTATCACCCCCTTCCAAGTCGATACGAACGCCAACATCACACTAGACGCCACTGGCGTCAACGGATATGGGCGTGTCAACACGCTCACGAATACCAAGTTCTATATGAACAACCCGCTACTCAACCTGCCGAACCTTCTCGCCGATCCAACGGTCGGCAACGCGTTCAACAACAACACCCCAGGTATAGGCGGCTACCTCGACGTGTCGGCCGGCGACTTCCTATACTTCGGCGATACGAACGGCGTCGGCTTCAATGTGGGCTGCGTCGGTTGTCGTATGAAGGGAGCTTACGGCTCTCCGCAGGTGATGAGTGCGGGCGAAAGCCCTGTCCTGCTTCCCTTCACAGGTGGAGCGATCTTCCGAGCACAACCTGATAAGTACCTCAATCCCACCACTAACCTCACGGTAGGCATCCCGACCGGCTCTGGTCTCGGCAAGGCCGAAGTATACGGTATCTCCTCGTATACTGGCGATCATGCCGAGGTCGATATCGGCGGAAATACGACAAAGTATGGACGCCACATTGCCGACGGCTCGACTACCGCAGGAAGTACGTCCCTCTCATCTGCTTCCCTCGCCTGTGGCAGTGCCGATGTTGGCGCGTTGATCGAAGGGTATGGCCTCGGGCCGCAACCCGGCACCTACTCAACTCTACATCGCTACACTTACATCCTTAGCTGTGTAGGCGGTGGTGCGAACCTCTCTCAGACGGCCAGCTCTACTACCTCTCCGTCATGGATGGTTGTTGTCGATCCTACAGTCCAGGACGCCGTTACGAGTACCTCTAGCCCCACGGTCACATCGGCGACGGCGAACTTCAACAACTACAACACGGTCTATAGCAACAAGGTGCAAGTCTTTGGGCCGTGCTTTGATCCCGGCACGTACATTCAAACAATCAATAGTAACACGTCCGTTACGCTAAACAAGAACCCGGTCGCGCAGAACGGTTCGATCAACTGTAACGCGGGTAGTCAGGCAATGATTATCCTGCCGCCCGAACTGCCCGACACATACCTTCAAGTCAAAGACAATGGTAAAGGGTTCTCTAGCAGCGTCGCCCAACGTGTTGACAACACGAACGACTCACTCGAAGATGTACGCATCTTCCGCTTTAACGGCCCAACGTCCTTTACGGCATGGACGACACTAGTCACCATCGTACCAAGTGTCACGGCCAATGCGTACACACAAGGTCTTATCGAGATTACGATTGGCGGAGATACTGGTTCAGTCGGCAACGGTGTCGCTAAATATCTTATCCCATTCGATGTTGCAAATGGCGTGTTGACGGCTGGTGCAACGACGACAGTGCTTGCAAGTGGGTCGGGGGCTGCACAGGCTCGTGCGGTTGTCAGTGGCAGCACGTTTCTCGTACAGGTCCAATCGAGCAACGGCACAGGCACGTTTGCAGGCTCGGCGCGCGTCAAGGTATTCGCACCATTCTCAGCCGGCTCTGGCGTGATCGCATGGACACTCAACTAGGAGCGATAGGATGAAAGCCTTTACCGCCCTCGTCCTCCTTCTCCCACTTGCAGCGCAAGCGGAGGAGTTATCGGCGTCAGATGCGAACCTCGTGTGGAAGCTCCACATCTGCATGGAATACGCCATTCGGCCGGCCGATACGATGGGCCATTCCTTTCGGCAACCAGGTGGCGTCTGCGGTGCCAACGCGCCTGCGTGCGATGCCTACGATCCCTCTCAACCGCTCTGCACAGCCTACGCGATGCAGTTCATCAACGGTGGCGCGTTGCAGCGGTATCGGAAGTATCAAGAGGAGAAGGCCGCCACGCCGCCCGACGACGCGCGTATGAGAAAGCTCCTCACTCCCGATCCACAATGACGCCATCTCCCTACCGGCCCATCATCGAGACGATGTTTCAGATCGTCGATAAGAACGGCGTGCGCTGCCCCTTTCGCTTGAATGAAGTGCAGGCGCGGCTAGATGCAAGTTGGCACCGTCGCAACATCATCCCGAAAGCCCGACAGACTGGCGTCTCCTCTTACGTCATCGCAAGGTATCTCGCTAAGTGTCTCGCCGAAGAAAACCGTACCTGTGTTATCGTGTCACACGAGGGCGATGCGACACGCCGTCTTCTCCAGCGCGCGAAGTTCATCGTCAAGAACCTCAAAGGCGGCCTCAAGCCGCAGATCGGCCGCGCGAGCGCGCAGGAGATATTCTTCGAGAAAACGAACAGCAAGATATTCATAGGCACGGCCGGGTCGAGCACGTTCGGTCATGGTGACACAATCACCGATCTCCACTTGTCGGAAGCCTCGCGCTACCCCGATCCGGAGAGTATCGTGGATGGCACCTTCCCGGCCGCCGAACACGGCGAGATTACCGTCGAGAGTACGGGACACGGCGTCGGCAACTGGTTCCATCGTATGTGTTCGCGCGCTCGTAGGGGGCGCGGCTTCAAGCTCCACTTCATCCCTTGGATTGATGTCGCTGAATATGCTCTCCCCTTCACGAGTGAAGCCGAACGTAAGCAATTCCACGGCTCGCTCTCCGATGAGTACGAAGAACTCATTCTCCTCCATCGCGGCTGCTCCCTCGAACAACTCCAGTGGCGGCGCGAGCGTCTCGAAATAGACTTCGACGGCAACCTTCGTAAGTTCAAACAATCCTACCCTATCGACTTCGACGAGTGCTTCCAATCCACCGGCTTCGGCTTCTTTCGGAAGGTGCGTTATGAGCCTACACAACTCTGGAAGCGGGAAAGCGCTGATCTTCATGTCCTTGATGGACATCCTTCCCCTGACCACGCTTATGTTATTGGTGCTGATCCCTCTGGCGGTGTGGGCGATGATAACGCCGTCGCACAAGTGTTCTCCCTCACCACACGAGAACAAGTCGCTGAATTCGCGTCCGACTACACCGAGCCGCATACCTTCGGGTCCGTTCTTGCCAGTCTCGCGAAGCGGTTCAATAACGCGTACGTGAACGTCGAACGGAATAATCATGGGGGGACGACATTGGCCCGCCTCATCGACGTGTATCCGCTCTACCTCATCCATCGCGGCTCGCATGGAGAGCAATCGAACCAAGAGATACTCTCCCGCCTCTCGCACTTCGGGACGAATGTGACCGTCGCCAATCGCGGCCTGATACTCGGCACGGCGAGAGAGCTTCTCTCCGACCTATTCACCATCCACTCCCCTGAACTGAAGGGGGAACTCGATACGTTCGTGGAGAAGGATGGGAAGATCGAGGCTGATAGCGGGTGTATGGATGATCGTGTCATGGCCGCCCTCCATGCACTCATCGTCATAGAGCGCGCCGGCATCGCCGCGACGATCAAAGAGACAGAGGAGAAGATCGCCGATCCTAATCCGTGGGGCTTCGATACACTCTTCCCCGGCCATGCTGAAAGCATGGGCTTCCGCAGCCCCGAACGCGACGACGAATACCTGTTCGGCGTCCCTCGGATGTACCACTAATGCGTGTCTTATTTGTCAGTAAGGAAGGAGATGGCCTTGGGGTGGCCCAACGGCTCGCCCTCGAAGGTCATTCGGTAGATGTGTGGATACCGGATGAGCGGTTCAAGAAGGCCGGCCGGGGGATCATCTCACGTGTCCCGTCATGGCAGACGGCGGCCCGTCGCGCCGATCTCATCATCGCTGATAGCGTCGGCCTCGGCAAGTATGAAGACCTCGTACGCTCCTTCAACAAGCCGGCTATTGGCTTCTCCTCGCTCCTCGACATTATCGAACTCAACCGCGTCAAGGGTATGGAACTCTTTGAACGGGCAGGCGTCTCCGTCCCGCCCACGTTCGAGTTCCACTCTACGGCAGAAGCCAAAGCGATCACACAGAAGGAAGGATGGGGTGAAGGATGGGTAGTGAAACCGAACGGCAACTTATCGACGGCCAAGACGATGGTTTGCAAGGACGAGAAGCTGTGGGATCGCTGCCTAGCGAAACTACAGGAGAAGTGCGATGGCATAGTCCAGCAGATTGTCAGTGGAGTGGAAGTCTCGACGGAGGGGTGGTTCAATGGGAACGAGTTCATTCGGCCGTTCAACCACACATTCGAGGAGAAACGGTTCCTCGCGGGTAATCTCGGCGTCAACACTGGCTGCATGGGCAACATTGTCATTCGCGCTGACGGAAATCGGCTTACTTCTGCTACTGTGGAGCGTATCGCCCCATTCCTTCGGATGATCGGGTATAGGGGGCCGCTCGACGTGAACTGTATCGTCACCGAAGATGGTGCATATGCGCTTGAAGCGACTTCGCGCATGGGTTACGATGCGGTCGAAGCGCTCATCGAAGGGCTTGAAGAACCAGCCGGCCAGTTCCTCCTCGATGTCGCAAACGGTACGAAGAAGGAAATGAAGTTGACGGAAGACACAATGATCGCGGTGCGCCTCTCGGTCCCGCCGTGGCCTGTCCGTAAGCCCGACAGCGACGATGAACCGGAACCGATCACAGGCATCGACGATGACAATATCTGGCATCTGTTCCTCACCGACCTGTTTCAAGAAAGAGGCGATTACTTCACTGCTAGCGGCGATGGTGTCCTACTCAAAGCAACAGCGGTGGGATCAATTAATCGACGCGGCAAGCCGGATTACACGTATGAGGCGCGGCGTCGCGTGTACCGCTTGCTCGACAAGATCGCAGTTTTGGGGAAGCAGTATCGGACGGACATAGGCGCGCGTGTCAACGATGACATCGCGAAGTTGAAGCAATGGGGATGGCTGTAGCATGGCTGATGGGTACACGGGCGGCCGCGGCCTAGTTGACATCGGCTGGTGGGATAGCGCTGTCAAACAAGGCAAGGAAGAACGCAAGAAGTATGCGAAGGAAGACCAATGGCCGATGTGGCGGCGGTGGTATAGAGGGGAGTGGTCGGCCGGCACCCTCCCCTCGAATGTCTACTTCAAGATCGCGCGCACCTTCATCCCTCGCGTCTACTACCGCAATCCGTCTGTCTCGATCACGCCCTCAGTGCCGGGTGTCGAGAACATGATTTGGTGCAAGTTGATGGAGCGGGCCGACAACAAACTCCTAGACGTGATGCACGTTAAGGAGAGTATGAAGCGCTGCGTACAACATGCGTTCATGTTTGGTACGGGCGGCCTACGTCTCGGCTACGGCGCGGAGTTCACTCCCACTCCCGACGATCTCGCTACGAGCGCTCCCGAACACGGCTCGTATCATCGCCGCAAGCGCGTCGAGTACAACGATCTCGTACACCCAAACATGCCCTGGGTACTTCCGGCCCACCCCGGCAACACCATCTTACCAAAGGGCGCATCCGACATTCACTCGGCGCGTTGGGTGTGTTATGAGAGTATCCGCACTCTCGATGACATCAAGCACGACAAGCGGCTCAAGAACACCGAGGAGCTTGAAGAAGGCATCGGCGACAACAAGATGATAACGGCCGGAGCCTCCTCCAACCAGCGTGCGAAGAACGGAGTGCTGCTTCGAGAGATAAGGGATAAGAAGACAGGGATCGTGTTCGTCTATGCTCCGTTCAGCAACGCGAGGAAGGGCAATCCCCGGTCGAAGGTGTTGTTCGAGGGCGAGGACGACCTGCAACACAACGGCCGCCTCAATTACTATCCTCTCATCTTCAATCAAGATGACGAGGCGTTCTGGGGTGTACCGCTCTCCCAAATCATCACGCCGATCCAAGGAGAGAAGAACGAAACTCGCACGATGATTATGCGTCATCGGCGTGTGTCTATCGTGAAGCTCCTCTCCGAGATTGGAACCATCACTCCAGATGAGGAGAGTAAACTCATCGACGGCAATACGAAGGGCGTTGTCCACGTCAAGAGTATCAACGGTGTGAAGGAACTCGTCTCGTCGGGCATCCCGGCCGGCCTCATCGAAGAAGATGAGTTGATGGATCGCGAGGCGCAGGAGTTGATGGGTCTCGGCGTCAATCAGTTCGGTGAGTACGCACCAGGGAGTGCGGATCGTTCGGCGACGGAAGCACAGATCGTCAACCAAGCGACACAAATCCGCATCGATGAACATCGTGACGCTTGTGCCGATCTCCTTGTCGATCTCGTCACCGACATGAACCAAGTGATTATCGAGCACTGGACGAGTGACATCGTGCTCGACATCCTTGGGCCGGCCGGTGTACCCATCTGGATCAAGTTCGCGCCTCACGAACTCCACAACGCCATCTATGATCTCCACGTCGATCCCGACACGTCGCTTCCCCTCACGAAGCAGATGCGTGAGAGCAAGGCAATACAACTATTTGGAATGCTACGCCCTAACCCCCTCATCAACCCGATGGAGTTGACACGCTTCCTCCTCAACGAACTCTACGGCGTGTACGCAGATAGCTTGATGCTCAACCCGATGATGAACACGTCGCAAGGTAATCCGATGGACGTGAAGGGGGCCGCTCAACAACTGTCGTCCCTCCCGCCTCCTTCTCCCGAAGGGATGCAACGCATACAGCAGATGATGGCCGCCAACGGTGGCAGTGGTAATGGAGTATCACAATGAGCTATAGGATCAAGACGAACACCGGCTGCAACCATCTGATCGGCGAGCCGTGCGAACGGTGTGAGGCAGACATGGCTGCGGCCCCACGTACTCCCGCAGTCGTGTCCTTCCCAGACGAACTCGTGATGGAACATGCGTTTGACCCTTGGGACCCCGTTCGGCCTGTGTCGTCGCGGGAGGAACTTCGGCAACTGTGCAACAAGCAGGGAGTTACGTCACACTACCTGCGCGATAGCATGGTATGGAAGACGGGAGAGACGCGATGGGTCTAATGATTGCACATTTGGCGCACACGCCGCGCATTTTCCCCTTGACAGCCGCTTGACGGCTGCCCGCTCAGAGAGGAGACTTCGCCCTATGCCAAACGTTGGCAAGATGGTTATCGAGCTTCACAAGGACGGCCCCGGCAAACCTACGATGGACATCACGTTCGATCCAGTTGGTATGTTCACTCCGGGCTTGATTGGCGACAGTCAAGCGCAGATCGCTACTGCCATTCTCACCGCACAGGCCGGGGTGCGCCATGAAACAATCACTGGATCGAAGAAAGGAATTGCACGATGAACCCGTCGAAGTACACAGACCCGATGCTATCCCACCTACTGCGGACGACCTCGCGGTTCGCGTTGAGTATCGACGGGGAGGGGGGTGGCGAGGCCGGCGGAGGTACGAACGGCGGTGGTGGCGGCGGTGGCTCCACGACTGGCAGCGAAGGTGGATCGGCCGCACCGGGGCCGGATTGGGGTGCGTTCATGCAGTCGTTGGAGAGCATGAACAACGGCAACGGTGTGCTTGCCGGGAAGATGGATGCGCTCATCGACACCGTTAAGGCGGCGACGCCGCCCGAACCGGAACCAGAGCCGGTTGACTTCGATGCGATGACGCCTCGCGAACTCGCGGAACACGTGACCCGTAATCTTCACGGATCGCTCCGCGACGAGATCAACAAAGCGATGGAACCGATTGTCGCCGCAGTCAACTCCCTACAGACGAACGTCTCGGCAAAGAGCGTCAACGAAGACATCATGGCCCTCAAGTCGAAGGCGAAGGACTTCGATGACTGGAAGGGAGACATGGCCGCGCTCGCGAAGGAGCATCAGACCCTCTCCATCCCCCAACTCTATGCGCTCGCGAAGGGATTGAACCCGGAGAAGGTTGCGGCCCTCGACAAGAAGTACAATCCACCCGCTCCCCCGAAACCGAAATGGGGCGGCCTGACACCGTTCGGCGGATCGACCGGAGCGGACGGCGATGGCAAGGCCGAGAAGCTCTCTGGCCGCGAAGCTACGATGGCGGCCCTCGATGAAGTCACCGAGCGACATCCTGTCCTCGCGGCGTTGATGAACAGCTAAGGAGTAACGTAACGTGGCTGTGAACCAATTCACTCAGGCACTCGACGACCTGTACACGACGACTTGGCAGAAACGTCTGCCGGGCGTCTTCGACAACATCTTCGCAGCCACGCCCTTCTGGTACTGGATGAAGGACAAAGGCAAGCTCGAACCGCAGCGTGGCGGCCGCTTCATCGAGACCAACTTGATGTACGGCACGAACACTACCGTTGGCTGGATCGGCCGCGGCGGTACGGTTCCGATGACGGACTTCAAGTTCCTCACCGTCGCGCAGTACAACTGGCGGTATTTGACGGCCAACATCCTCCGGTTCGGTATCGACGAGCAGCAGAACTCGAACGGTGAGAAGATCATCGATTGGGTCACGTCGAAGCTCGACAACACGGAAGAAAGCCTCGTCTCCGAACTGGAGACACGGTTGGTCGGCAGCAACGGCGACACGAACAACCCGCCCTCGATCCACGGCTTGCAGTACCTCGTGCCGGACAGCGCGAACGTCGCCAACAGCGCATATAATGCGGGCGGCATCGATCCGTCTGTCTATACGTGGTGGCAGAACCAAGCGATCGGCATGAACAACTTGTCGTTCGCCGTGTGGGGCATCTACAACATGCGCCACTTGTTGAACCTCTGCATGAACAACCGTCGCATGGATGCGCCCGACATCATCCTCAGCGACATGACCTCGTATGAACTGTACGAGGATGCGGTCCTTCCGATGCTCCGCTTGAGCAACAACAAGCTCGCGGACGCTGGCTTCGACAGCCAGACGTTCAAGAAAATCCCGATGGTGTGGTCGCCGTCGATCACTCAGAGGATGTACTTCCTCAACACGCGCTTCCTCAAGCTCATCTACGATCCGGGCTACTTCTTCGACATGACGGAGTGGAAGCCGATCCCGAACCAGGTGAACGACAAGGCCGCGCAGATCGTTAGCGCCATGACGTTCCTCACCAATCGCCGGCGCGTCCTCGGCGTGCTCGATACGATCAACACTCAGTAAGGAGCTTCACCGATGGTCGCTCAAGCATTTCATGCCAATCTCGCCGATCTCGACACTACGGCACAAGTGTCGCTTGGCTCGATCTACGAGCTTGACAACAAGCGATATAAGTATGTCAAGTTCAGCGGCACCACGGCTATCAACGTCGGCGACGTTCTGTGCTACGTGTCGTCCGACCAAAACTTGCAGACGGTCGATGGCGCTAACACGGCATACGGGGCGGGTGTCGCTATCAACGCCGTGGGAACCGGGACCGTCCTCTACGGCTGGATACAGATCACCGGCATCGCCGTTATGTCGCAAACCGCAGCAGGCTCGCCGGCCTTCGGCGACTACCTCACTACGAGCGGCGCGACTGCTCCCAACGCCACCAAATCGACGACATCAAACATGAACGTCATCGGTTCGATGGTGAACGTGGCCGGCAAGGTCATCAACCTCGATTGCGAGAACTGATATGGCGGCGCCGACCATTGCGTTCGACCAACGGAAGACGGTGCGACTAGGCACCGTCCCCGGCTTCGGTCTCATCACCGGCCTCGTCACGATGTCGTCGTATGACAACACGCATCCCGAGGTCACTGCTTTGACGGGCAAGGTCATCAACAAAACGGTGACACTGCGCGTCGTTCCCGATGGTGTGTCATCGAACGGCTACGCGATCCGCTGGGATGATGCTACGCTGTCATTCAAAGCGTATGGATCGAACGGTGCTTCTCCGGCCGCCCTCGCCGAAGCGGCGAACACGACCAACGTCGGCACCTTCGGTTTCGTCGCGTTCGGGCAACTCGGATGATCCTGTGGGCACACTCGCGCTGTCCGACTTCAAGACGGAGATACTCGCCGGCTTAGGGAACCGCACGGAGAGTTCGCTGTCTGATGCCCGTCTAGTCAACGGGCTGAATATGGCACAAAGCCGCATCGACCGCGCCTACGCTTTTAGCGAGATGGCGCAAGTTTCGTTTGCGTCGATGAATTTCACTGGCAATCCGGCGCTCGACAAGTTCCTCGTACCACCGCCACGCCTCCGTTCGATCCACTCATTCGTTCTCCTAGACACGTCGGCCGGGGTCTCCTCCCTCGGCCAATCGCAGAAGGTGACGGAGCGGCCGTGGCGTTGGTTCGACAAGAAGTACCCTGCTCCTGAATGGCTACCGCCCGGCTGGCCGGCCGAGTATTGCAGATGGGGCCGCTACATCGTCATGGCTCCTTCGCCCTTCCAAGCCTTCACCGCACAGCTACGGTGGATGTCCTTCGCTACTCCCTTCACCACATCGGGAATGTCGCAATCGAGCGACTTCGAGAATAAGGATGATCTCCTCATATCGTGGGCTCTTGCGTACTTCCACAAGATACTCGGTCGCGCGGATCGTGCGACGTATTTCGAGGGACTTGCGAAGGAACAACTTGACGAGGCAATCGACAAGGACGATGATCGTCCAGATATTGAAGTCGCGACGGAGTTGAGTAGCGGTGGAGATGCCGCGAGTGGCGCGTACTGGCAGCAACCATTCTCGAAAGGGACGCCAGGATGACTACGCCGCCACCCGTTTCTACATTCATACCGCAAGACCCGTGGTACAACCTTACGGTCGGCCAGCTTGTCGTCTCAGTGGCGACGACGATCCCCAATGTGGGGTACCTCGAATACAACGCGACGACGCAGATTGGTGGGATCGTCGGGCCGGTCGATGGCACTGTTGCGTTCCTCGCCGGTACGAACACAGAGCTTGACGGCGGCCAGAAGTGGTTGATGTGGGTAGCTGCATCGCTCGCTACTCCCGATAACATCAACATCTTCTGCCCATTCGTATCGACGAGTACGCCCGGCCGCTGGATTAGTACAGCGCTATCTCAATCCCTCGCGAGCGTACAAGTCGTTACGAGTGGCACGTCCATAGCCGTCGCTCCGTCATCTGCCCCCGCTGTCGATGTCATCATCAACCTCACGACGCCCGCAGCCGTGACGGTAACGCTACCTGCCAATCCGGGGCTTGGGCAGGAGTTCTGGATCAAAGATGGAAGCGGTACGAGCCAAACTTACAACATCACAGTTCAAGGCGTTTCGGTGAAGATAGACGGCGCTAACAACTTCGTCATCGCCTCCCCCTACGGTAGTGCGGTGTTCGTCTGGAACGGGACGCAGTTCAATGTTAAGTAGTAAGGTGAAGGTTCCGAAGCCAAAGAAGCCATCCCTCGGCCGCAAGGTGGGCGCACCGAAGCCGCCATCCATCAAATCTCCGAAGAACATTGTCCATGATGTGCTTAGGAAGTACCTGTGACCTCCTTCATCGATACGTGGAACGCGGCCTATGAAGGCATCCCCTCGGACAACGAGGCGACGGATGAAGGCGCGATGCGTATCCGCAACCTCAAGGTGGATATTAGACAGCGCCTAGCCGTCGATCACTCATGGGCCGGCGATGCGAATGACGGCAAGCATAATCAAGTCACATTACGCATAACGGTCGATCCTACCCTCGATCCGACCGATGGCGCGCTGTACATCAAGTCGGTGGCCGGCAACGGAGAGTTGTTCTATAAGGACAGCTCGGGGAACGTCCTACAGCTAACGGCGGCAGGAGCGCTCGACTATAGCCCGTTCCCATCTGGCACGCAGATGATGTTCGTACAGGCGGTGCCGCCGGCCGGCTGGACGCAGGTTACGGGCTTCAACGACCGTATGATACGCGTCGTGAATGACGGTAGCGGTGGTGTCTCAGGCGGCTCGTGGACTATCAGTGGCACGAACGTCACAACGACGACCTCGACCACCACCACGACGACGATTAACAGCGTCAATATGAATGTCACCATCAATCCGGTGACATTGGTGACTGCTAACCTACCGTCGCACACACACGGCTTTTCTATCAGCGCGTCCGCTACGGCGTTCGGTAGCGGTAGCAATGCCGGTTATACGACGACTGGTACGATCAGTGGGACGACCGATGGGGGGACGGGTAGCGGCGCTTCGTTCACTCCGACTGGTAGCGCTTCGTTCACTGGCGGCTCTGCCTCATCGAGTTCAAGTTCTAGCTCCGCGTCCTCCTTCTCGAACGATGGAACGTGGCGGCCCTCCTACGTCAACACTCTCGTCGCGAGGAAGAACTAAATGCCGTTCAAAGGTGCGTTCGATTGCGTGCGTTGTCCGGGATCGAATGATCCACGTGCGAAGCGCGCCTGTCCAGCGTGGTGGGAGACTACATGGACGAATGATGTCGGCGAGACGCAACACGTCCGTTCGTGCGCCTTCCAGCAGCTTCCCGCCTACCTCAACAACCTCGCGCGCCAGTGTTCGGAGGCGGCCGCGTCCGCGCAGGCGGCTCGCGATGAAGTCACGCGCGTCGGCAATGCGACCGCTCTCATCTTGTATCACAGGCTGCCCGATGCCAAAAGTCCCAACGAGCTTCCCAACGCTACAGACGCCGAGCGGCTATCCGCAGTTCCGCACTCTCATCACGAACATTCTCACGGCGTTTCAGAGGATCGCGGGGGCGATCAACAACCCCGACTTTGGGACGACAGCTTCGAGACCAACTCAGCAGCTTGTAACGGGGCAGACCTATTTCGACACAACGATCAATAAGCCGATATGGTGGAACGGCTCGACTAGTCATTGGGTAGATGCCACTGGTACGAATGTGTGATGCAAGGCCGGAATGTAGAGACCGACGCGAGGGTATTGACGCAGCTCGCACCACAAGAACAAGTGGTTCGCGAGCCGATGCCGTTGCTGTCTGGCGGCTTCCGTACTGACAAAGCGCCGCCCGATCTCGCACCGAACGAAGCCGTCTACATCGAGAACCTCAATATCGTCGCAGGCGATCTCAGTGTCGATACCGGCTACACGCCGTTCGGATCGACCTTCATCGGACAGGCGGCCGCCTCGTATCAGATATTCAATCCTGATGGTTCGAGCGTCGATCTACTCATCACCACCGCGACGATATATCAGTACGATCAAAACGTCGTCCAATGGCAACTTGTGTCCTTCGGTGCGGCGTATTCAGTCAATCATGCTGGTACGTATCCCATAGGCACGACTGCATTCAACCTCGCCTCGGTTGCCGGCCTCACAGTCGGCGCGACCTTAGGAGTGCAGCAGAGCGACGGTACGCAGATCGTCGGAACGATTACAAATATCAGTGGTACTGTCGTCACCATTTCTACACCTTCGACGAAGACCGTGAACAATAGTGCGCCAGTCGCACTAGCCGCCACCCTCCACGGTGATCCTACCAATGAGACGCAGGTAGTGTTCACCGAGTTCCCCGGTAATGGGTGGACGATCTTCTCGAACGGCGTCGATCCTGTAATGTATTACTATCAAGGAGTAGTACAGGTTCTCGGCGGCCTCCCGACGAACACGACTTGTCAAGCGATGGCCGTGTTCCACGAGTGTCTCATCCTAGGCAACTTGATCGAGAATGGTACGTCGTATCCCCAGCGTATCCGTATGTCGGATCAACTCAATCCGCAGGTGTGGACGCCTGGTACGGGCATCGCTGCGATCTACGATCTCCTCGACACGGAAGACTTCATCCTCTCTCTCAACCTCCTGGGACCGTACTTGATCGCGTACCGCGAGACGACGATCATGCGAGCGTCGTACTTCGGGCTGCCCAATCAGACGCTGTATTGGGAGTATATGATCTACGGTGAGGGGGCAATCTCACAGGCCGCGGTGAGTGAGACAGGCGATGTTCACTTCTTCGTTGGGAATGCCGGTCTGTATCTATATGACGGCAGCTACGAGTTGACTAGCATCGGCGATGCAGTGTTCTTCGACTACTTCTCGCAAGGTGGCGCGCTGAACCCGGCCGCCCGCCGAACCGTGTTCACACAATACGTCGGCGACTTCGATGAGTGTTGGGTATTCTTTCCGTCCGGCAATGACGCGTTCCCCCGAACGATGCTCCGCGTCGCTCTCGACAACAATGCGTGGTTCCATCGAACTTTTGCGGATAGCTTCGTGTCGATCGCTCCTCGTATCACCCTGCAAGCGTTCACCTGGGCGACTATACCAGGAGTGTGGACGGATCACCCAGAGCCGTGGAACAGCCGCATCTACAAGCAGAACATCCCCAATTTCCTCTTATGCTCTCCTACACAGAGCAAGCTGATGGTATATGATTACAGTACCGCGACTGATAATGGTACGGTAATTCCGTGGCAGATCATCACAAAGGAATATGGGGATGGCGCGGAGTATGTTCGCAGGGAGCGATGGGCCTTCGTCGGTGAGGGATCGAATGTTCTACTGGAGTATTCGACCGATGAAGGAAACACCTGGACGACGATTGGCACGTTCGGCCTCGGTGTTGGCGTATCCGCATCTATGAACGCATACGTCGATCTCTCGACCACGAAGATCATGTTCCGCCTCAGCGGCACCGATCCGACGTTCCAGCTACGGCGTGGTACTCTACTAGGAGTAATTGACAGTGAGTGGTGAAGACTTCTCCGTGACGGATCGGTATGAGATGGGGGCGATGGCCGCCATGATGCGCCATCCGGCCGTGTACTGGAGCGCGACCGACGCGCTCGCTCCGCAGCCGGAGGAGATGGACTTCGAGAGCCATCTTGCTCATCCCGATACATGGACGGTCGCAGCTACCTTCCGTGGCGTCATCATCGGTTACATTCAGTTCATCAAGCGGACGAGTGTCATGGCCGAGATACACACAGGCTTCCTACCGCAGTTCCGCGGCCTGATCGCTAAGAACTTCATCAAGCACTGTATCGGCCTCGCGTTTACGCAAAAGGGCTTGACAAAGCTGTGTGCTATGATACCCTCAGACAACAAGCCGGCGATCTATCTCGCGAGGAACATCGGCTTCAAGGAAGAAGGTAGATTGACGAAGGCAGTAGTTCGTAGGGTCAAAGACGGCCCTCCCTTACGCGATCTCGTACTTCTCTGCCTCTCGCGTGTGAAGGAATAGCGTTATGAGCTTCCTCTTTGGTTCGGCTCCGTCTGTCAAGACGACAACTTCGCCGACGATCAATCCCACACAAGAGAACATACTTAACGCTCTTGCCGGCTTCATGCAGAGCGGCGCTCCCGCTCCTGGGGTGCAGCCGTATCAAGGGACGTTCTCAGCGCCGCTAAGCGGCTTGCAGAATATGTCCCTCGCCGGCTTAGAGCATTTCGCCTCCAACGTCATCCCGAACATGCCGCAGCTTGATCCCACGCAGGCGTTCCAAGCACTGTCGAAGGGATTGAACTACGGCGGGCCGGGCCAAGTCAGTGCGCCGACGGTGCAAGCGCAGCAGATCGATCCCTCTCAAGTCATTCAGCAGAGCGTCGTCGATCCGTTGACTAAGGCGTTCAACGACCGCATCTTGCCGGCGATTACAGGGAAGTACGGTGCGAGCGCTGGCGGCGGGTTCTCCTCGGACGCGATGGAGGCACGTAGGCAGGCCGGCAGCGACCTCGAAAGCAACATCGCGACGGAGGCCGGGCAACTTGGGTTCAGCGCGGCCAGTGCAAACCAGGGAGCGAACCTGTCGGCAGCCACCACCACGGCGGCCGACGCCCTGACTGCGGGCGGCCTAAACATCGGTGCGAACGAGTTTGGGCAGAGTGCGATCCTGCAAGCACTTGGCCTAGCTCCCGCGACCTCCGCCATTCCAGGGGCGGAAGCATCTACTACGGAGAGTTTGCTCGGTGGTACGTTGGCGGCCGGTGCGGTGCCTCAACAGCAACAGCAGACGCAAGTCGCGGGACAGGTCAACGACTTCTACAGTCAGATACAGCAGACGTTGCAACGGATGGGATTGGCGATTAATGCCACTGGCATCCCCACGCAACAGACGAACAGCATCGTCAATCCTGGGCAGACTGGCCTTATTCCTTCACTGCTCGGCAATCTCGCATCGAACCAGGGTCTCGGACAAGCTCTCGGCCCCTCACTTGCAAGCGCTGGCTCCTCTCTTCTATCGTTCCTCTCAGACGAACGTGTGAAGGATGACGTGAAGAAGGTCGGCTCACTCGATAGCGGTGTGGGTATCTATCGTTTTCGGTATAAGGGGCGGCCGGAGACGCATGTCGGCTTCGTTGCACAAGATGTCGAGAAGAAGTTGCCACATGCCGTGGGCACACTACGAAGTGGCGTTAAGACCGTCGATTATGGAGCGGTGATCGCTGATCTACTAGAGGCCGCGTAATGCCCGTCATATATCTACCGGAAGATAAACGCTCCGCACTGATCGGGCAGGGATTAGGGGCGGCCGCTGGTAGCGCCATCCAGAACGTGCAGTTGAAGCAGACTGCCGAAGGCGTGCAGAAGATCATGTCCGACCCGTCCATCGCCGATAATGATAAGTTCGGCGAGGTCGCGAAGCAGTTCGGCGTGCCGGGTACAGAGTTCTTCAAGACCTTCACACAGAACCAACTTGTGCAGGCGAAGTTGAAGGATACGCTGGCACAAGTGGGGTTGACAGCCGCACAGAAGGCACAACTTGAAGCGAAAACTCCTTACGCGGGGCCGCAGGCCGCCGCCACACTCGCTGGCACAGAGGCAGCTACCGCTGCTACACAGCAAGCAACAGAGAAGTCTAAGATGCTAGCTCCACTAGAAGCGGGGCAGATTGCGGCGACTACAGCAGGTACACAGCAAGCTACCGCGCGTTCACAGATATTGACCCCGGAGGATGCGAAACAGCTTCAGATCAAGAACCAAATTATCGGTACGAGTGGGGTGCAAGAAGCTGGCGCGGTGGCCGAAAAGGCTGGGAGTGAGTCGCAGGTAGCCGCTATGACCGCAGATCGTATGCGTCGAATGAATGAGATATTGACGCAGGGTGAGGCGTCCCCTACTAGCCTCGACACGATGCTCCACGCCGTTGGGATCAACGATCCGAAGCAAGCAGCGACGTACAAAGCTATGTATGGGAACGTCCTCTATTCGACGGGCGATCCCGGCAAGGCCGGTGAAGCGGTGATGAAGGACATCACGGCGCGGCAGCGCGCGGAGAGCGCCGCAAAGATGCGTGCAGATGTTCCAAATGAAGCAGAGACGAAGTACGCGGCCGAAGCTGCCACCCATGCGGAGAGCGCACAGCGGTTCATGGACGCGTTCGCTAAGAACCCACAGAAGGTCGGTTTATTGCAAGGTGCGAACCTCAAGGCCAGCCTAGAAAGCTGGGGGGTGCCGACTGGTGATCCCGAAGTTCTCGATATGTGGAATGCTTCAATACAGCAGACCGCATCGGCCGCGACTAGCGGTGGAGGGTTCTTCGCACAAGGGCGAGTGCGGCTCGCTAAGGATGTGACGCCCGGTATCACGGAGACACCGTTACATGCACTCATTAGCGCGGATCAAGTCGCGGATAGGATGCTCGCGAACTTGAACGCTCGTATCGCAGATCGGCCGGACCAGAAGTCCCTCCAACAAGCGAAGGAGAAATGGGAGGGAGTGAAGAAGCTCACCGGCTCCTTGCAATCCTACGTCGTCGGTCCCGCGGATAAACCGGACGAGCAAAAGAGCGTCGTCATGTTTAATGGCAATCAGGTCGATCCTAAGAGCTTCAAATCGCTAGTCGTCGGTGACAAGAAGTACAAGGCGAGTGACGGTGCTTCGTATCTTGGAGCAGACATCATCCTCAAGGCGAAACAGAGGAACCTTGATCCTACCGATGTACTAGCGGCGATGGGAGTGAAGCAGTGAGCGCGCTAGACGCGGCGCTCGATCAAGTTGCAGCGCGGACGCCCGGAGCTGTCGCGCCTATACCGCAGTCCGCGCCCCAGCCGCAGAGCGGAGGCGCACCGTTACCGCCTGAAGGACAGTATGGCGGCGCGCTGCATCTGAACGTCCCTAACCGTGGCCGCGCCGCCCTCGACATGATCGCCGGGGCGATGTGGCAGCAGGAGAGCGGGAACCGACAGACGGATGATAAGGGACGTATCATCACTAGCCCAAAGGGTGCGATGGGTGTGTCGCAGCTTACGCCTGACACTGCGAAGCAGCTTGGCGTTGATCCTACCGACGAAGCGCAGAACCGGGCCGGCGGCAAGATGTATCTCGGACAGTTGTTCGATAAGTACGGGAATTGGGATGATACGTTGGCCGCGTACAACGCGGGACCCGGACGCGTTGACAAGTGGATCGCCGAAGGGCGGCCGGAAGACGGGAAGTACGCGCTACCAGCAGAGACAAAGAACTACGTCCCGGCCGTCCTTGCACATGCAGGTCTAGGAGACACGTCGCCCACGAGTATCGTAGAGGCTAAGCGCGTCGGACAGACCGATGATATTGATAAGTTCCTAAAGCCGCCAACCGCGAGCGGTGAAGATGCATCGGAACGAGGACGGGGTGGGCCGCAAGACGATCTCGCAGACGTTGAAGCGATCTCGATGGGACACGCTCCCAACGATCCTCCCGATGAGCGCATTAGCGCGCTCGCGCATGGAGTGCGGCAAGGAATGCAAGAGCTTGTCACCGGACCGATACAAGCCACACTCGAACAAGTATCGCCGCAGACCGCGCAGAAGTTCACTAACATGGTGAACTCGTTCGAGGATCAATTCGATGCGCCGAAGAAGCATCCGTATATTGCGTTCGCTGGGAAGACGGTCGGGACGGCGTTGGGGATCATGGCCGGCGGCGAGCTTCTCGGGGCGATCAAAGCGCCGCAGGCGATTGCCTCAATCATGCCGGCCGTGAGCGCGCGCCTAGGGCTTACCGCGCGGGCGGCGTTGGCTGGTGGGGCCGCAGGGGCGACCTCCTACAACCCCAAGCCTGAGGAGGCGTCCAGGCTGCTAGAAGGCATCGTGGGGGCGGCCTTCGGCGGCACAGTCGGCCAAATCACGCGCGCCGTGGGGATCGGCGCTTCCCGCATCGCCGACAACAACGCCTACCGCGACTTCATCGGCACCGTGAAGGACGCAGTAGGCACGATCTCCCCCTCTGCCTCACAGATCAAACAGCGTTTCCTCGAACATTACGATAAGTTGTGGCAAGAGAAGGACGCAAAGTACACGTTGAGGAACGCGGCCGGCCGGGAGATTGGTGATGGATTTCCCCGGGAGGCGATGGGTACGCCTGTGAAGGACGCGATGGATGGTACTCGTGTAGCGGGCGTAGCGCCGACACCGGCAACGCGAAGTGTAGCGGCGCGTGTCGATGAGGAGCTTGGCGGCCCGGCCGCTCGTGCGATGGAGAAGCAACATCAAGCCGCGATCAAGCAGCATGAGAAGGATTACAAGGAGTGGGAAAAGACGTATACGAAGGGCATGGAGAGCTTGCCGGCCGAACTGCGAGCAGCACAGTTACGGAATGATATAGCAAGTGGCCGCATACCGCCCGCACCCATACATCCTGGTGAGTTCGAGCCGCCGGCCATTACACCTGCACAGTACAGCAGCGCGGTACAGGCGATTAATAGAGAGAAGTCGCGCACGCGCGATCCAGCTACACGCCATCAACTCCTAGAGATGCGTGGGAACTTGGAGAGTGCTGCGAAGGAGGCTGCGGCCGAAGCCGGGATGAGCGTGGAGAGGTTCATCAAACGCTCGCGGGAGGCCGCGACCTTCAATGCGAGAAACATCGCGCCTATCCAGCGACAGTTTCATGGAATGAACCCGTCGCAGATTAGGGGCGATCCTAACGTGCCGTTCAGCGGCGTCACGCCCGCGAAGTTCTTCGATCAAGCGACGACGCTGATGGAAGGGCATGACATGGATGCGCTGCGTTCGTTCATGCAGATGGTGGGGCCGGCCGCCAAGGAAGACATGCTCAAGGCATTCGCGTATAAGATGTTGAACGAGATAGAGCGCGGCAAGAACCCCTATGAGAAGTTCAGCGCGTACATCAAAGATCATACGGACGCGATTAGAGAGGTCGGTGGACAGGAGTTGTTGGAGAGAGTGCAGGGCATAGCGAAGATCGCTAATAGGCTTGCAGTGGAGCCGTCTAAGCGTTCGCGTCTGTTCGACATACTCACGCATCACTCGTGGCTGCAAGCCTTCGGGGCGATCAAAGTGGCCGAAGGCGTGATGACCGGCGAGCCGCGCCATATCTTCGGCGGCCTGGGTATGATCGCCGCCCCCTACGCGGGACATCTACTATTCAACGTCATCACGAAGTTGCAAGAGGTTCCAGGGACGTTACCACTCATCCGGCAGATCGGGAAGTTGCAGCCGGACAGTAAGCAGATGGAAGCCGCGATGAAGGAATTGGAGCGCCGTGTCGTTGTCAGCGCTGCCGTTCTAGGTCGTCGCGCGGCACCGGCAACGGCGCCACTTGCTCCGGTCGGGCAGGCGATTGGGAACGCCGCAATGTCCCTGACAGGGTTACAGTAGGTATCTCTCCCATCTTACTCTCATCGACGACAGCCGCATCGCCGAGGCCGTAGAATACGTTGCCATTCTCGCCACGTCTATAGAGGTAGCGGCTCTCTATCAGTTGTGTGATGAGTTCCTTCGCCTTGCCACCCGACATGAACTGCGAGCAATAGCCATGCAGCTTGTAGTCGAGTAGCTCGCCACTAGGCGACTTACGTAGGCCGCGACAGATGCCGTTCCATACGTCTGTACGGACCTTCGCATCACGATCTACAGCTTCCTTCGTTTGGAAGACATGGGAGAGTTCTTCTTCGATCTCATCACAACGAGCGACTGCATCCTGAGCGTCTTGCAGGGTGATGATGAGGGTGTCGCGGCGGGCCGCCGTGAGCACGATTGCGAGCTTCATCACGTTGTCATGTTTGCGAGCCATGTAGTACGAGAGCCACGGATCGCGATGCGGGTGGCTCTCTAGCCGCTCATGCCGCTCGCCGTGCGCGATGTACCATGCGGTGAAGAACTCTTGTGCTTCTGGCGTTAGTATGCAGCCACCTTGCAGCTTCGCGATGTCGATAAGGTCTTCGCGGAACTTCGCCATTATAGCGTCATGCTCTCCCTTCCATTCGAGATGAGGGAGGGCGATGCGGCGATCCGGCCGCGAGGCGTGAAGGAAGATGCAACGACTTGACAGCCCCCAGCCACCGATGCGGCCTCGGAAGTTATCGTTCATCCATGCTGGCGTCGTCCCGGCAATGATGTTGACGAAGGGGTTCATGATCTCGTCCGAGCCTTGTGTCTTCGTCGCTTTGACGAACTTCTGATCTAGCTTACAGTCCCACAGCTCGGTGAGGATGTTAATCATATCGCGATCATCGGTGTTTAGGAACGTACCGAGTTCGCTGATTTCGAGTGAGAGGGCGCTTGTGACGGTGTGAGTGCGGTTGAGGAGGGCTTCTTCATCGAGGCTCTGTGGATCGCCCTCAGCGAAGAAGTCCTTCGCCTCTGCGACCTCTTGGACGAATTGTTGCCACGTCGTACAGTCAGCGCCGACGATGACGTTGGGGACTTCGCGAAGGAGCCGCGCGCCGATGTTGATGACTGTCGATTTCTTCACGATGCCGGGCGGCCCCACGAGGATAATGTAGAAGTTCGGATACCACTTGAACGTACCCGCATCGAAGTACACTCGGCGGCGGAGTGCTCCAGCGATAGTATGTACAGCAGTCCAGAAGTGGAAGCGGGCGGGGGCTTCTCCCTTCGGAGAGATTATTTCGACGTAGGATGCGAGGAAGTCTTCATAATGCCGCCGAGTCATCAGTCCACTTCTTCATGTTTCCCCAATTGTCATGAGAGTACTTGATCTCGACTGGAATGTAAAGGGGATCGTCGTAAGGGACACGGATAGTTAGAGCGGAGATAAGCTCCTTCATACGAACGGGTTCTACGCATGGAGTGGGGATGGTTGTTAGGATGCTGTCATGGACTTGTAGGCGAAGCTCCCACTCTCTACCGTGACACACGAGGCAGTCACCACAACGAGGCCGGCCGATCAAGTCGAGGTTACAATCGATCCTCTCAATCCCGCGATTGATGACTATGGCGACGGTGGATTGACATATCCATCCAAGTGCTTGACCGAGTAGATTGCCGTCACTGCGGCCGTAGGGTGAGCCGCCCACATACATGCGGTGGAACCCGAACGCGTTGTGGATAACTGGCATCTTGCGGCTGTTGAGCGCCGCTTGTATGCGACGGTGCCAGCGGCCGATCTCAGGATGCCGCGCCTCAGTCCACCACTGTTGGCACGCCTTCACATGCTCCTTATCGACTACGATGACGGACGCCACCGTATCAGCGCCACCGTGGAAATTCGTTGCATGGACCCATCGCTTAGCATTGTCGCGATAGGACATTCCGTTGGAGTGCATGGTACGGGGCGCGATCTCACGCACCGTCTCGAACTTCCGGCCGGTCCAACGAGTGCCGTACAGAAGCTGTGCGTTGTCGGAGTGGAGGTCAACTCCGTCGAGGACTTGTTGTTTGAGTTCTTTGGCATCTGCATCCCATGCTGCTACGCACGCATCAGCGCGTGCTAGGTCGGCTTCTACGTAGGTGCGGCCCCGTCCAGGGATGAACAGGGAGCGGACGTTAGGTAGATGGAGAGAGAGGTCGTCCCCGACGATCATCGTCATCAGCGCCACCATCCTTGCCGCCTTCCGTGTACGAAGATGTCACGGCAGGCCAGAGTGTCACCCAACGCAGTGTGGACGTTGGGGAACTCGGCGTTGAAGCAGTAGTAGTACGCTTCCATCAACTTCGGCCACTTGTAGCCGCTTCGCCTAGTAGGATGGGGGATGCGGCAAACGTTGGTCATTGACTTCATCGTACAGAACGGGAGAAGATTGTTGATGGGAATATGATCGTGGACAGGGAGAGTGGAGTACTCCCGCAGCATCATCCGAATGTCGAAGGTGACGTTGTGGCCGATTAGGCGGCCGTCACCGCTCCCATCGGCTTGCGCGATGAGTTTATTGAACGCCTTGAAGGCGTCGTCGATCTTCTCTCCAAACTTCCACGCGTAGTCGCGGGAAATACCGTGGATGCGCGCGGCTTCCTCTTGGATTTCCCACCCATCCGGTTTGATGATGGTTTGGAACTGCTTGATGATGGAGCAAGCGTCGTCGTCGTCGCATAGGATACCGGCGAGTTGGACGATGTGAGGTTGAGTGGGGTGATCGACGGGTAGGTTCCAATCGACCATCCCGCTCGTCTCCGTGTCGAAGAATAGGAGCATGTTAGATTAGTTCCTTCTCGATGGCGAGCCACTCAGGGAGGGTCACAGTACCGTTGCCTAGCTTGTCCACGTCCACTTCGCACTGTGACTTTGGAAGCCATACTGGGGCGGCATTACCGCAGTCTAAATGATAGGCTTTCTCAGTCTCACGAAGGAGTGTACAAGCGATGTCAACTAGATCGAAGCGGGACATCGCTTATACCTCGCGGCCAAGGTCGGGGTCTTTCCCCAGGTCGGGGGGAGGCGCATCGGGGAGAAGCTTCTTCCTACCCTTCGTCGGCGTGTGGAACGTGTCGATGGCGACGAAGCCCGGTAGGGTATCGACTGGTTGCCGTGCGGGATCGACACAGACACAGACTTGCGCCTGTATCCGTAGCTCGAAGTTCATGCCGGTCGATCCCGTCACGTAGGGAGAAGTGTCGTGATCGGGTATCTTCGGAATGACGCCGATCAAGTCTCCCTCGATGGTGCGGACGGGAGTGAAGGAGTCGTTGAGGACTTTCAAGATATTCTCAGGGCTTACGCTGGGCATGTTTGTTCCTTTCTATTCATCATCGGGACGTTTAATGTTCTGCATGTTGCCGCCCTCTCCATG